GTCGGCACGCTGGTGCTACCTATGGGCACATGGCTGCTGCGGTGTGGGATAAGGAGTTTGGGTTTCAGTTTGCTGACCCGACCTTCTCAGGAGTTAAGGCAGAGAAGTACGCAGTCACAGTGACGGAAAAGGAATTAAAGGCAATTGCATCAAGCAAGGGGGATGCTCCGCACAGCCGATGCATCATCATTAAGGCGTGACTGAACTAGCCCCTGTATTGACCAACTGCTCTGCCTGCCGTAGTCCATTTGTTGAGGCGATTAACAAGAAGATGAAGGAAGGCGTTGCAGACGTAAAGATCAGCGAGTGGCTCAAGGAGAACGGTGGCTACATCAGCCGAGTGAGCCTTGGGAAGCACAAGCGCGACCATCTTGTAGAGCGCCATGAGGCGGCTAGGATTGCCGCCAAAAAGGTCCTAGAGAAGCAAGCAAAGACCATCAAGGCAAAAGGCGACCTCGCCTCACTAGTGGCAAATCAGGTGTATAATATGGTGGAAGACGGGGCACTGATGCCGACGCTGGCAGAGGGACTTCGTGCTCAAGAAATGATTGATCGTCGGCAGGAGAAGGGCGCAGACCGAGATCTTACAATCATGCTGGCTCAGGTTCTGGGCGGTGCAATGATTGTTGAAGGAACAGCGGAAGAAGTTGAACAGGAGCAGATTGATGCGTAAGAAGAAGGGTAGCAAATACCTACGAAAGGCTACGGGGCTTAAGGCTTCTCAAATGATCCGTCAGGGTAACTTCCGTGCCGCTGCCCGAATGATCGGGCACTCTGTTGACCCAGAAAATCCAGTTGCTGCTGGTAAGAAGAAGATGTCTCCGAAGTTGCTATCAAAGGCTGCTGCAATTTATAAAGATCAAGTTAAGAATAAGAAGAGCCTTGGTCGTGCCGCCGCAAAGGAAATTAGTTTTGCTCGCGGAAACGCACGACTAATTAGGGTTACCGACTCACTCCCAACAGTTGCAAATAAAATGCCAGTGTTTAAAAACGTTAAAGTAGTGGCATCAAAGAATATTGCAAAGTCCCTAAAGAATGCTTCCGCCTTTATTGAAGGCGGTAAGGTCGCTCGTACTGCGGCTCGTGGTGCGGGTGTATTTGGTATTACTGCTATGGTGGCTAGCCACTTGGCAGGAGAAGTAAGAAAGAAGAAGGGTTGATATGGCTGGAAAGAAGAAGTTCGCTCCACGCAAACTCAAGTCCCCGAAGCGAGAGGTCGGAGTCAATGCTGCCCTTCTTGCTGGCGGTGGTGCTGCGGGTACTGCAATTGGAGCAAAGATCGGTGGAGCACGTGGTCGTGCTGGTCTCCGAAGTCGTCTTGTTGATGCAACGCGTCAGGCAAAGTTTGCATATGACACCGATATGGGAGTTATTACAGCGGGTAAGGATAAGGGCTGGTCACGACCAGAAGTCAACAAGGCTGATACTGCTGTAAGCCGACTTGCAACAAAGGAAGCAAAGCGATATAACTACAAGAGCCAATCATACAAGGGTATTGTTGGTTCAAATGCAGACATTAAGAGCGGTAGGTATCCTAACGCTAATGCTTTTGCACGGAAGAACACACGAGATGCAATGCGTGGCGCTGCATCAAGCCGTGGTGCACGACGTGGTGCCGCAGTTGGTGGTCTGAGTGGCGTTGCGTTGTCTGCGCTTGCGCAGGCTGTTGCGCGAGAACTGCGTAAGAAGCGATAAGGAGAAAGCCAATGACGGAGAGGGATAGGGTTCGTGATTACCTTGGCAAAATCAAGGATGACATGAACCTTCGGCAATGGACAATTAAGGTGTCAGATGATCTGCCCCCTGATGACTCTTGGGCTGACGTTGAGGTAAGCCAGAATCTCTGGACTGCCACAGTACGGATCAGCAATGACTTCTTTAAGGAGTCGCCAGAGCATCAGAGGGAGATCTTGGCACATGAACTTTCGCATGTTCACTATGGGTCTTTGGAGCGCCTCGTTGAGTCGCTTGAAAAGATCCTGGGCGATCAAGCCTATAAGATCCTAGAGCACCTTTGGGATATTGAATCGGAGCGCGCAGCGGACTCTATCGCAGTCCCTCTCGGTAGGTCCCTGCCGCTTCCTAACTTTAAGGGTGGGAAAAGATGAGTGTACGAAAACTAGTTAACCCAATGAAGCAAGAAAAGAAGCCGCTTCAAAATATTGATAAGTGGAACCCTCCTACAAAGAAGGACCCTATTAGGATTCCACGTGCAACAATTACTGACAACTATATTTCTGTCCCAGATCAGTACATCCCTGAGGAGCCACCTACGGTGAGAACTCGGAGGAAGAATGCCTAAGTCTCCCGCATGGACACGGAAGGTTGGGCAAAATCCTAAGGGCGGGCTAAACGAGCGAGGTCGTGCCTCTCTTCGTGCCGCTGGTCATAACATCAAGAAAGGCGTAACTGGCGCTGCCAACACCCCAGAAAAGATGCGTCGCAAGGGGTCGTTCCTTTCTCGCATGTTTGGACCTGGGGCACCTGGAGCAATGGTTGCGCCAAACGGAAAGCCGACGCGACGAGCGCTAAGCGCAGCCGCTTGGGGAGAGCCAGTGCCGACAAGCGACGCGGCTAGGGCACGGCTATATAGGAAGGGACAGGCACTACTTGCCAAGTATAAAAACACCAAGTCAAAACCTACTAAGCGATCTTCATAGGGGTCGTACTGACCCTGCGTTCTTCGCAGAGCGTTTTCTTGGGGTGCAGATGAATGCTGGACAAAAGGTCTGGGCTGCTGGCTGCTCCGAGCGCGGAGAAAATGGATGGTCCCCTAAGTACCTGACGACAGTTGTGTCTGCTGGTAACCGTGCTGGCAAGACGCTTGCAATGGCGCTTGTCATTTTCCATTCTGCGTTTTACAAACTAGGGGTTCGTCCTCCGAAGCCCAATGACCCTGAAGACGCTCTCCGTTGGATCAACGCCCCCTACGACTGGTATCATGTCGGTATCCAACAGGAAACTGCTGAACTCGTATTTAGGGAAATTTCCCTGATTACTCAGGGCATCCACCCTGCTCAACAGCGTAGAGGCTGTCCGCTGTTTGCCGACATCGGTCCAGTCGCGAACCTTGACAAGAAGTATCGCGGGGAGTACCTTTGGGTGCAATTCCACAAGGCTGTCGGAGGAGCCAACATCCATTTTAGAACGACGCAAGACAAGGCGAAGGCTCTCCTCGGAAAGGACATGCACGGGATCTCCTTTGACGAGGCTGCGTTTGACCCCTATCTTATGACCATCTACCAAGAGGTGCTCAACCTCCGCCGTCTCTCCACTGGCGGGCAATTGCACTTCATCTCCACCCCGACGGAAGGGATCAACGATTACGCCGATCTCTGGGAATTGGGGAATCCCGATAACCCAAACAAAGATCCCCAGTTCCTCTCGTTCAGGATGTCTACCCGTGACAATATTGGCTTCGGCTTGTCCCAAGAGAACTTTGACAATATCATCCGACAGCAGGTAGAACATCTTGTCCCCCAGAATATTGACGGATTTTTCATTGAAGCCCGTAATGCGTACTTTTCCTCTGAAATGGTGGACCAAGCCTTTGATCCAGTCGTTGAACAAGAGTCACCTCCAATCAAGAAACACCGCTATGTCCAGGGCTGCGATCCTGGGATTTCCTCCGATGCTACGTGGTCTGTTACCCTAGACTATACCGACAAACACAACATGTTGGGGGTACGGGCTAGGCGTAGGAGTGGTCGTCAGACTATAATGAACGTTGTGAATATGCTGCGAGAAACCCATCTGTTGTATAATCAGGGCAGTGCCTGTACTACGATCCTAGATAGCACTGGGTTTGGGGGTAAGATGTTTGCCCAAGAACTTAGTATTATTAAGCCTCTAAGACAGGTGGACTTTTCTGGTACTAAGGCTAAGAAACTTGAGATCCTATCTGATCTTAAGGCTGTTATAGATAAAGGAATGATTAAGTTTCCTAGATCTGGGATCTGGTTGGAACTGAGGAGACAGTTGCTAGGATATAAACTTGATGATCGCAAGTTGGAAACGGATGCTGTAATGGCACTTGCCGTAGCCGTGCGATATGCAACGCGGTCGGCAAGCGAGGCTGTTGAAGATCCGCAGTTTAATTACTTTGGGGTGGTGTGATGGCAAAGGCTAAGGGCGTACCAAGTCTAGTAGAAAATGGACGATCAGTTGCTGGTCAGGTAACCACTGACCCAAATGTTTTTGATACGGTACGAAGAGGCGCTGCTGGTACAAACGTAATCTCTAATGCAACAAAGAAGTACTTTGAAAGCAAACTGCCTCCTGCATACAAAGCAAGTTCCGAAGCACTCAAGAAGCGCGCTGCTCTTTCTGGGGACAACGACATGTATCGCGTGGCAGCAAAGTTTACAGAGATCCTTGAGCGCAAGTCTTCTAGCCAGTCAGAGGCTGACCGACGACGCGGGATGTTCCGACGATTTGATAACTTGTTCCATGCAAACACAATGACTGTTGGTGGTGCGGATCACTGGGCTGACGATCCCAGCGCTCGGCTCGGTGGTCGCGCTCACGTCTCCGTCAACGCTCACGCTTCGTACGTTACAATCCCAGCATCGCTGCAGGCAGTGCGTCCAGTCATTAACTACGTGCCTACTGGAATTGACAAAGAAGACCGAACAATTGCGGCAAGCCGAGAAAAGTTGTTTTTCCGATGGTGGGAAGAGGCAGAGTTGGATCTTGTCATGGAAGACGCTGCGTTGTTTAAGAGTCTTTACGGAGACACCGCTGCAAAGATCTATTGGGATCCAGTCCGCAAGTTGCCAAAGGTTCACGTCATCTCATCGCCAGAAAACCTTTACCTTGGCTACGGCGTAAGCGACTACACGCGACTAGACTGGGCGCTTTATACATACGGGATCTCGCCACTTGCTGCCGCAGAGGAGTTCGGTGTTGATGTAATCCCAGCGAAGGAAGGCGATATCTTCTATCCATATGTTACCAAGGGGACGCATGACGATCCTCTTGGAACTTTGTACCGAGACTCGTTTGAGCGTAACTTCATGCGACGGCAGACTGACTACGAGCGACTTCAGGTTGAAGTCTATGACTATTGGTACAAGGAGCCACAGGGGAAGGGCAAGGCTCCGCTTGTTAAGAACTGCGTTTACGTCGGCACACAACTTATTAGCGAAACCGAACACCCAGAATACGACGGGGAGATCCCGTACGTAATCCTGACCAACAGCCGAATTCCTGGCAGCCCATACGGGAAGCCAGAACTTTACGATGTTGAGCAACTCCTCCGCGAGAAGGACGAGCGCATCACGAATCAGGCGCAGTTTATTCATCAGGTCGTTGGTGGTCAGATGTTCCAGTTGATTGGACAGGATGCCCCAGAGGAAGTCCCTGCCAACGCTATTCCAAAGCCAGGTCGTATTGCAAGCCCAGGTGCTGGCAATCGCATTGAGCCAATTCAGCCGTTTATCCCACAGATGCAGATTGAAGACTATAACCGCCGACTTGATCGCGAGTTGACTGTTATCTCTGGTCTCAACGACCTACTCCTTGGCGTTGCCCCGTCGGGCGTTCTTGGATCTAGCCGAGCAATTGCCTCACTTATTGCAAACTACGAGCAGCGCATTGCGCCAAAGCGCAAGTTGTTCTACCAGTGGCTTAAGAATGTTTGGCGACTTTCATGCAAGGTATGGGAGAATAAGAGCGACGAGGTTAAGATTATCTTTGACGGTCAGTACCGCATTGAAATTACTCCACCAGAGTTGACCCCTCGCGATACGCTTGAACTTGCAAGCACTGCAATTAACCTTGTGCAGAATCGCATCTGGTCGGCAGAACGCGCAATGGATCGCGTGGGTGTGGAAGATCCTCAGGGCGAGAAGGATATTATCCGCGACGAGCAGACAGATGCTACAATCAACCCTGCTGCAGTTGCAACAATGGCTCAGGTCATTGCTCAGTTCCAGCAGATGGGTGTCACGCCTCCACAGGGAGTTCAGCAACAGGGTCAGGCTGGCATGGAGTCAGCAATGAACGCTATGCGAACGCAGAACCCGTCGCAGCAACTAATTGAGGGGCAAAACGATGAAGACCTAAATGCTCAAGGTATGGCTGAGGCTCAGCCATCCAATGCTGCTGGGTTTGCAGAAAGCCCAGAGCAGTTGGCTCTGATGGAGCAGCAGGCGCAGCAAGTGCCTATGGGAGGCTTGAATGGCTGAAATCTACGGATCCTTTGGTCGCGTAATTACTGGTAATACTCTTGGCAGTAGCGTTGCTTCGCTTGCTCGTCAGATTCTTAGCGACAAGATTAGCCGAATTTTTAATGCGTACCGAGACGAGGTTCAGTATGAAGGCTCTCTTCTTGATGCTAGCGCCGCTATATCTAAACTTACAGAGATGCTTGGTCTTGTGCAGACAGGTAGCGAGGCTGAAAAGGACATCAAAGAATACATTGATGCGATCCGACAAGAGGACCGAAAGCGCCGCGCGAACAAGGCAATCAATAAAGTTGATCTTGCTGGTGCAGAAAACAAAGACTACCCAGAACTAATCAAGGCAATCAAGGGGATCCTTGCAGACCCAACAATTACAGAGACTGAAAAGGAAGCGTACAAGGCTGCCCTTGCAAATCAGACTCGTAACTACATTAACAACGTTATGCGACAGTTTAATGACGGCGGTAGCGTAACGGTTGACGGCAAGACCGTTGACTTCGGTATGTCTGCGAATCATTCCCAATTGACGAGCATTATTGGAGGACTGATGACAGACAATCCAGATATGCGTATGGAGATCGGAAAGGCGTTTGATCAGTCGCGAGCAATGGTTATGCTCAAGGCAGCAGAGTTTGCCTTTGCCGAAAACAAAGACATTAGCAACAACGGTCGTGCGGCTGCCTATGAAAAGTTGAAGAAGTCTACGCAGGAGGCATATGACCTGCTTGCGAAGTCTGAGTTTGACCTTGCAAATAGTGGAGTTGCCCTTGACCTATTGAAGGACATTACAAAGTACTCGGAAAACATTCAGGACTATAAAGATGCTGCTGCTAGCGAGTATGCACGAGACTACGTGAACAAGGGAAACGCCAAGGCTACGTCGTACTTTGATGCCGTAGATAAGTTTGCTACTCAGGTTCTCGGTAACGCAAAGGATGCAATTACTGGAGGAACATCACTAGCCAACCTCGTACTCTCTGGAGACATTGATGCCGTATACCGATATCTAGACGCAGTTGCCGCAAACAACAAGGGAAATACTGGATTTACTATTGATGGTAAGTCGTACTCAATTTCTCGCGATGCGTTCTTTGACGGTATCCGAACCACTCGCAAGATCTTTAATGCCCTTGACGACTTCTCAAGCGGAAACAAGAATGTGCACCCAGATGACCAGACGTATTTCTCTGAGGCTGCTGGGCGGTACAACGTGTTTATCCAAGGTAAGGAAATCTTTACTATTGAAGATAAGTACGACGCTGCACGGGATACAATGATCAAAAACATCCGATCCTCTGGTGGCGACATCTATAAAATCCGAGAAGCATACATTAAGTTTGGTCAGGTCCTTAGCGGTCTTGCTTCAACCTATGGTCCGAACTCGCTTGTCTATGATGAACTAATGACTGAATCAAGGTTGTACGTTAGCGGAGACGTTGGCAAGGGAGATCAGTTGACCTACGGAGTTGTTAGCGGTAACTTTGACCTAGGCACGGAGAAGTATGAAGACTATCTTGCCGAGCCACTTAGCGCTCACGACATTGCCGCAAACACACGAAGAGACCTCCTTGAAACGTTTGTTGACTTTGACGGTGACAAAATTACAATCCCAAGGAACTTGGGTCCAGACTCTGTTCTATCGTATGAGGGCGTAAAGTTTGCACGACCTTCTTGGGCTGCGGACGGAATTAAGGTCAAGGGTCTTACTGGTCCAAATGAAGTCCATCAGATTATTCCGATCCAAGATAGCCTTGGCAAGGAGAAGGGTTGGATCTCATTTGTTAATGGTAAGTTCATTGGTGGAACGCGATCAAATGGTAAGTACACCTTTTACAACTCATCAGATATTACAAGAAACCTTGCGTCGCTTGGTATTACCAGTCCTTCGGACATGGAACTTCTCTTTACCGATTCAGGCATGGTATCCAACGTTAACATTGCAATTCTTGGATCAAAGCGAGAGTTGACCCTTGACCAAATGGAAGTCCGAAATGGAACATGGGAAGACAGGGTTACTGGTGTTCAGGGAGAAAACGCTGGTATTACTCCAAACAAGGATGAGTTTGATACGTACATTAAGGATCTTATTGACAAGAAGCAAATTAAACTTCTTCCTCCTGCACCTTCGTATGCTCAGCAGAAGACTGAAGATCGCATCCTTATTAAGGACGATCAGGGCAACTGGGTTGCCGCAACCGCGCTCCTTGACGATAGCGTTGTTGAGCAGATCATGGATCGCTTGCCAATGATTACCACACCTCCAGGAACAGACGGTGACTTTGGTGGAACGACCCGAATCCCAGGTCTTGGCGGGTTTGGAATGGGTAAGGGCGGGACAGGCACAAAGCCTGCCCTCACTCCAGAGCAGCAAGAGGCGGAGTACATGCGACGCGGGCAAATGCCAAGTGGCGGAACTAGGAGCACAACTCTGCCAACTCCCCCTAGGGTTGATCCAAACAGGGATCTTGGATATGGTGAGCAGGTTCCGATTACTCCGCCAGGCGGTCCATCTACTGGAACTTCTCCAGTGACGGGAACAACTCCAGTAACTGGTCCTTCGCCTATCACTCGCACTGGTCCAATTAAGACAACGACTGCAATCAAGCCTATTGCTAGCCTGACAAGTCAGGCAATGGTTGACTTTAGGGCTGGAGAGCGACAGTCACTTACTAGCACTAAGTCTACCGCCGTAGGTGGATTCTTTAGGAACTCGCCATTTAAGATTGCTCTGTAATGGTTGATTGGATTGGAGTACCGCCAGAAGACGAGCCGTATAAGCCGTTCTCTGATGGAGGTAGCAATGATTCTTCGGGTTCTCAGTCTACTTACCAAAAGCGTCGTATCGGCGTTGACATCGTTGGTGGAGCGCCTGCTTCTCAGGAACCAGTTGACGATGTATTTGATATTCCTCGCGCTGGGATGGAGTTTGTTGGTGGCGCTGCTGGCGGTCTATTCTATGGAATTGATACTCTTAACCGACTAGCCCACGAAGAAGTCGCAAAGTTGCGCATTAAGAATGCGATGGCGTTTGGCGATCCAAAGATGGCACAGAAGTATCTTGACATGGTTGGCAAGTACGACATGTCTGTTGACGAAGTTGCGTCGGAGATGTATAGGGATGGAGTTGCTGTAACTGGTGGCGTTCCTCACGATCTTATGCTTTCCATCTTTGCAGACCCACTCAATGTAGTCGCTCCCATGGTCGGCGGAACCTACCAGAGGGCAAAGAAATCCGCTGGATTCCTAGACGAGATGGGTGACGAGACAAAGCGCGACATCATGGGTCGGGTTAAGGCTCGCACCCCAATGACACCAGACGATGAGAAGTTTATGAGCAGCCGAATGAATCAGGCTCTTGGTCGTGCATATAGCAGGGTCAGCAGGGGAAGCGGTGGCTTTGTCAAGGCTCTTGGTCAACTTGTGCTTGGTCGTGCATCTTCTGCAATCATTACTGCTCTTGGCGTAAACACCATGCGGAAGGTTGCTCAGTATGCCGACAATGCTGGAGTTGCCGATCTGTTTGACGATTCTGTTTCTATTGCGGCTGCCCACGTTAGCCGAGGCGCAGCGGCAAACCATGTTGTCAACAACTCTGTAATCCGAAACACCTCAGCCGTAGAGGGAAGGATTCAAGCGGTTGAGCGTGCTACGTCGCTATCCGATGATGCCGCCCGTGCAGAGTTTAAGAACGCAACAAATCTTGACGAGCGATCCTCCATCCTTACGGACGAAGAGATTAACTCACAGTTTGACGAACTCTTTAACATCAAGCAGGAGCGCATGCGCGCAGGCAAGGGTTCAGACTGGGCAGAGCGAGTCCGCCGTGGTCTTGTTGATACTGCAGTAGAGGGCGACCTTGGCGAGCAGATTGGCAAAGGCGGCGTTCTTAATGTCCTAGATGAGGCTATCGTAAGCAGCAGGCAGTCTGTTGACCGAGAGGTCGCGCTTGTATTTACCCGTGAATCTGCCGACGCGCTCCTCATTGCAGCAAAGGGACCTGCTGCGGCGAAGGAGCACTTCATCTCCAAGATGGAGTTTATGCTGTCGCGCGACGAGGCTGCCAACCTATTTGACGAACTAGTGATGGACGCTTCTAAAGTATCCGATCAGAGCAAGGCACTGGTTCAGGCGGTGAATACTGCAAACTTCCTACACCTTGGCTACGCTGCGCGAACGCTTGCTGGAAATATGCGAGAACTTAAAGCGCTGTCTGAAACTCCATCGTTCCTCAAGAATATTGACCAGAAGATCCGCCCACTCATCAGGACGCAGATGGGACGCATGAGTATTGTCAGCGCCCGAACAATGACAAAGCAGGATCGCAAGCAGATCCTTGCGCGACTTGAATCTGCAGAAACGTTTGAGCAAAAGCAGGAGATCGTTCGCGAGGCTATTGAGAACTTTGACAATGCAGCGGCTGAGTTCCAAGCCCTTGGCGACGCGTCCAAGACCGTCATCAATGAGGACACGGTTGCCGTCTTCGCAAAGAAGATTG